GGCGTGCCTTGGAAAGCCGCCGGTTGCGGACCCAGTTGATGACCTGGACCGCGAGGCCACCGGACAGTGCAGACGCCAATATGTTCCAAAATTCGTTCATTTTCTTTATATACGATTTACAAGAGGTTCCAACCGGCTTCCACGTCGGCCATCACGGCAGGCACTCCATTCTCTACTTGCGAAATGGCTGCTGCCAGGGCGCACATGGTGGCACGGTCGGACACATCGGGTATGCAGGTGGTAGGAACCTGCATGGCGGTGCATACATGCCGGATGTAGCCCGATGTATTATTCTCCGAAGGAGGTGCCCAGCGATTGATAAAGTCGGCCACCGTGCGACATCCATAGAGGCGGCGGTAATTCTGCAACAGCTTGATGAGGGCACGGTAGCCGTAGCCCATCGTCCGGAACTGGCAGAACGACTTGTCCTGCGAGGGGCGCACCTCTCCTTGCCAACAGGTGGCGGCAGAAAGTCGGATATTGCCGGGATTGTTGTTGCGCAGTCCCCGGGGCATTCGGTCTATGTTTTGCAATCTTCGATACATGTCGGTTACGTTTATCAATCTGACGCAAAGCTACACCGAAGGATGCAGGCACACAAAAAAGTGTGTAGCGGTTACACACAAGTGCGTAACCGCTACACATAGTTTGGTAACCGTTCCCCGGTTTTTTCCGAATCACGCAGAAGATGATGAATTTTGCGCAATACGTAACCAAATTGATTCTTAAAACAATGGAACAACTATTCAATGACCTCCGGCAGCAGATAGCCGGAACAATGGGCGACACCGTCTCCCTAATCGACGAAGATTATGGCCAGCTGGATGCCCTGAAGAATGGCGGGGAACAATATCCCGTAACCTTCCCCTGCATCCTCCTGAGCCCGCTGGAAACGGCATGGAGCAACCAGAAGGATAACTGGCAGCACGGACACTGCACCCTCAGCGTCCGCCTGGCCTTCGACTGCCACAGCGATGCCCCGCAAGCGCAGCACGCCTCCGAACGCATGCAGGCGGCCGACCGGCTGGACGCATGCCTGCGCGGCTGGCAGTTCGACGGATGCAGCTCGGCACTGACACGCCGCACCAGCAAGCTCTATGCCCTGCCCGGCGAGATAAAGGTATACGAAACGGAGTACTCCACGAGCGTGGACGAGCCGTATTCAGAATAGCGACAACTGGCGTTCCAGTTCGGCCTGCTGGCATATCACGCGCGGGTCGGCACTGGCGTTGATGATGTTGTAGAACGTCTTTTCGCAGATGGGATAGAGCGGCCAGATGTAACGGCGGAGGATTTCGCGGTTGCTGAGGCCGCTACGGCTGTGTTCGTCGTAGATGCGGAGAATTTCCCTCACCCGGTGCGCATAGCTCCGGCCGACAATGGAACGATGATATTTCTTCATACCCTGAAAACTGATTTGTGATTACCCTGAACTGTCTGATTACCTGCTACAAAATAATTATAAACGCACATTTATGCAACTAATACGCCCGGAAAGCACATACTACAACACGGAATAGCCCGTTTCGCCCATCTTTGCCGCGTCAAGTTCGCGGACATGACGGAAACAAACGCGAAGAGGCAGCGGACTGTACAGCGCAGCCGAATCGCAAATCGTAAATTGTAAAATCGTAAATGAAATGGTAAACTATTCCCTTGCTCTGATGAGCAGCATGCCGGGCGACGACAACGCCCCCAAACTTTTCTACGCCAAGGCGCAAGCCGCAGGCGAAGTAACCATGGACGAGATGGCCGAGGAAATTTCCTACGCCACCTCCCTGACCGACGGTGATGTGCTGAACGCCATCCGAGCATTGATTAAGCAAGTCAACAAGAACCTGGCGGCAGGCAAGATTGTGCGCCTGGAGAACTTCGGAAGCTTCCAAATACAGCTGTGCAGCACCGGTGCCGATACCGAGAAGAAATTCACCAGCGCCAACATCACCGGCACCAACATCCAGTTCCGCCCCGGCAAGCCCATCAAGGCTGCCACCCGTGCGGGCGACGGCGGACTCACCTTCAAGCGCGTGGCCAAGAAGGGCGAAGCACCCCTGCCCGACGACGGCGGAAACACCGGAGGAGGTGGCGACCAGGGCGGCAGCGACGGCGACCAGGGCGAAAACCCACTGGGATGAGAACCGCCCGGTAGCAGTGCAATGACTACCCCGTAGTAAATGACCAACTACCCGTAAGTAGTGAGCCAACTACCTGCGGGTAATTTTTTGACCGTACATTGGATAGAGACGAATACATGAAAGCAATCTACATGAGTGACCTGGCACAAGCCTATTTCCCAAACTCCACACCCCGCAGCGCCTCGGCACAGCTGCACCGATGGATAAAGCTGAACACCGAACTGCAGGAACGGCTGGCACAGCTGCACTACAAACCCCGACAGCGGGCATTGACACCGCTGCAGCATGAGGCGATAACGGAGTGCCTGGGGGAACCGGGAGAGTGAGGCTCTTGGACAGAAGAACAAAAAGACAAAAAGAAAGCCGCTGACGGGAGGACCGCAGCGGCTTTTACCTTATTACTGGTTGAGAGAAAGCAACCATCATTTCTTTTTTGCTGAATTCTCTTCCGAATTACCCTTGACGAATATTGAGACAATTGAAATCAACACAGCACCTCCCATTATACCGGCAAACCAAGGCTTATCCAAATACAAAGCGTAACCTGTAACTGTCGAAAAGACAAGTATACAAAGAAAAGCAAAGAACATTCCCCACCAATTCATTCTTCCAATACGTCCTTCCGTTTTCTTTATAATTTGAAGTTTCTGCTTATCCATTGCATGACGATGCGTTTGCTCTTTGACTGAAGCATCTATTAAATAATCCACTATTCGAGGGTCAATATTCTTATAAGCCTGTAATTCACCTGGTGAGGGCAAACAATTATCATCCACCGTAAAAGTTTGTTCCAATTGCTTTCCTATGCCTCCATTGGTAGAAACTTGTGTCTCCTTCTGTTTGATTTCTTGTTTTCCCATTATTATCCTACAACCAAATTAGTCAATGATTTACGTACATCGCCTTCTACGGATCTGCGGTCACGTAACAGATTAGCCTTGTCATCGGAGCGCTTTTCTTCTTTGCCAAACATCTCCTTTTTCAGTTCATCAATAGCCTCTGATTCTTCGTAATATCGTCCTTGGGAAGCTTCACGAAACGTATCTGCCCCTTTCTTCAAGAACCGACCAATTTCTTTTATTACACACATATTTGCCTCCATTCTATATTGATTATATCTTATAAAACACTTGCTTACCCAAAAGGTTCATGTATCGGAATCATTCATACTTCCATTTTGAACACGCTACAAATAACGGCATTTTCCGCGAGTTTGCCAACTTTTCAATCACGAAATGTGCAAAACAGCCACAAGAACATACCTTGTTCCCGGATAGGCGGTCAAACCACACTGGGATAAGATTGATTCATTTCTGATTTGTTTTTAGCCAAACAACATCGGGTTTAGCTCATAGTTACTTATTAAAATCTCTGTCTTACGTTTCGCCTTAGTGAGATTGGCGACTTTGAGAGGCATATCTATCTTTTCAACGTGCCATTTATTCACAGCAACGAAGTACCGTAATGTCTGGCACCAAAAGTTAGATAAGATGAATTTTCCTTTTATTCCCTGCAGGACGGTGAGCATCTGGAACAATTCTTCGTGGGTATATCCACGGTAATGACCTTGAGTACATCCGGGATAAGGTGGGTCCAGGTAGAAGAACGTTTCCGGTGTGTCTCGTTGCTTAATAACATCCAGAGCATCCCGGCAGGAAATCTGTACCTCGGCCAGACGAGAACGGAGGGTTTCGTTAAACTCGGAACGCTTGTTTCGCATGAACACACCGGTATGGCTTCCTGCCGAGCCATTACACCATTTCCAGCCACCGTGCATACTTCCGGAAAACGAACCATTGGTAATCATCCATACCGACCAAGCTATCTCTAAGTCTCCGGCCGGAACCCGACCGTTATAGAAATCTTTAGCCTTCAGGTATTCTGTTTCCGAATGAAGAGTGTTCTCTACCAGGTAGCGCAATTCGTCGAAATGTTCTTGCACCTGCCGGTAGAAAGTGATTAACCTATCATTCTTGTCATTGATTACCTCAAGATAACTTTTCGGTTTTTGGAAGAAAACAGCACCGCCACCAAAGAAAGGCTCGCAGTAAATCTTATGCGCCGGCATCATGGAAATAATTTTGGATGCCAGCTGCTGCTTACCTCCGTAGTATGTAATTGGGGTTCTCATTTTATTCCTTTCTTACTAGTTTTACGCTAATAAATAATCTATTGTTATTAAAAATTCGTATGCTACTCGCGGGTCAATCGCATTTCCGAGGGCGTGAGTTCTGTCCATCCAATTGGGAATCCCATAAACCACTCCATCCAGCCCGGAGTAATATCGGAGGGATTGAACCCAGCTCTCGAAATGTGTGCAGTCAGGTAATTGCTTTTTCGTTTGTCTGAATGCTTTAAAATGCTCTCCCGACGTAACTTTATCCTTTTTGCTTCCGAAGCTGTTAAGGCAGGCAACAATCCAAACTCGCTTCCTTTCTTGAAAAGAGTCCTTACCCGCAGCTGGAACAATAAACGGTTGTACTTCGTAGCCTTCACTTTCCAAATCAAAGCACACTTGCTCGAAGACCACTCCGTCTGCGTTACTAATAAGTCCGAGAACATTTTCAGCGACGACCCATGTCGGCCGGCACTCTCGTATAACTCGATACATTGGCGGCCATAAAAAGCGGGGGTCTTCTGTCCCTCGCTGAAGCCCAGCGTTACTGAACGGTTGGCAGGGGAATCCTCCGGCCACAACATCAACGTTGCCTCTGTATTTCTTCGCATTGATCTCATTTATATTTCCATATTTAGGTATATTGGGAAAATGCTTCTTCAGCACTTCCAGGCAAAACGGGTCTATTTCAGATTGAAAAAGAATTTCCCAGCCAAGAGTATCGGCAGCCAAATCAAAACCGCCAATGCCGGCGAATAAGCTTATCATCTTTATAATTCTGCCCATTTTCGTTCCATAATATTATTATTTGAGTTATTTTCCTATTCATTTTTGAATTGCCTTTAGTCAACCTGATATAGCCTGCATCCCGTCTTCTCCTTCGCCCTGAGCAAAAAGCTGGCGGCCTCGTCACTGTCAACCACCAGCTTGATGGCGGTAAGCCCTTCCGTTTTGGGTTTCTGCAGAAGCAGGGAGCAGGGCTGGTCATAATAGTTCCAGTAGAAGATGAAATCCGCCACATGGAAATTGTCTATCTGGACAATGTATTTTACGGGAATACGCATAGGACTTCAGTGGTTAAATGTCGTTTGAATTCCCTTTGAGGCAGGGTTTCACTTCCCCGTCCGGTACCCAGTCCACCGTAACGATGCCTTTCACTTTGCCGGTGCCGCCACACTTGGGGCACGGGACCAGCTCCGTGTCCTTTACCGTGATGTCCCCCTGGAAATAGCCGTTGCCCTGACAATAGCCGCAGGAATACCCCGGGAATTCTCCGACGGTCTCCCGTCCCGTTCCGAAGAGGGGCGCCGTTACCAGCACCCCGTTCTGTTTCTTGCTCATGGTTTGTTCTGTATTAAGTTCTTTTTCTCCTTTCATAATTCCAGCCGTTCAGTCTGTACACCTCGCGCCGTGCCTCTTCCCTGGTCGGATATTCATTCACCTTGGTGCCAAGAGTGGATATCTCCGGAGGGAAGCTGTCACCCTGACGGTAGGTGATATCGAGATACACCGCCCAGCACCGACCGCGGGGACGGTACCGGTAACAACGATGTATCTCCCTCATCTCACTGCTCAACCGCATCACTCTCCTTTTTAGGCTCCACATAGAAGGTCTCTTCCTGCACCACCTGCACACCGATCTTCGGGAAATAGGATACCACGTCAGGATTCTCACGGTCAGCCAGCAGTCTGTCCTTGGCAAGCTCCTCACTGGTGCGGATATACTGCGGCAAAAGCTCCTTGCATAAATTCGTCACTGCCGCCCAGGTGAACCCCTTCAGGTTCTTCAGCTTCGGTGTGCCGGTACGGAAACCGAATACGCCATGGGTGCTTTCCAGGCTTTTCTTCCTGGAGAACAGTTCTTCCTTGTTTTCTACGGCGTATGCCTGCATGATGTCGAAGTTCTTTTCCTTTGTGGCAGACAGTTCTGCCAGCTGGTCCGCATACTTCTCGCGGATACGGGTCATCTCAAGGTCCATTTTTGAGGTGAGGTTCTGTACTTTGGCATCGGCCGCCGCAAAATCTGCGAAGGCCTGCTCTGCCTGCTCGCGGCTGATGCCGCTGACTACTGTTTTCTTTGTTCTTGCCATAATTCTTGCTCTTTTGATAGGGTTAATAATTTAATAGTTGATTTTTTANCTTTGCAGCTTGCTGGCATTGCGGTGATAAGACCTGTACTCTTCTGTTTTCGTAGGGTCCTCCAATTGCCGGAGTTCCCGGTCGATGTTGTCGTAACGCACCAGCTCCGCCCGGTATTCGTCCAGCAGGCGGTCGTACTCGATAGGCTTCAAGGCGGTAATGCCCGCCATCAACCGGTCCTGATAATCGCAAATACGGTCGGCACTGGCCTCCAATTCCGCAGAAAGTCCGGAAAGGCGCTTCTGTCTGTCAGAAACACAAGTCCGGGGTGTATAACCGGGGGTATGGTCTTTCATGGCTGTACCTCCTCTCTCTGCCTTTTGATTTTCTTGTCCAGCTCCTTGCGGCTGTAATAAGTGAACTTGCCCTGCCTGTAGCTATGTATCAGACCACGGCTGGCATATCCCTTGATGGTATTCTTGCCGCAAGACAGATAACGGCAGGCCTCGTTCTGCTTCATCATGTCGCTCATATCGGCATTGGCGGGAAGTGTCCCCGGGACAGCACTGCCCGGAGAAGCCTTGCGGCGGAGCCCGGTCCACTGCTCCAGACGTTCGATACGTGCCAGTAACCTGTCGAAATCCTTGCGTGACAGCAATATGGTGTCGCTTTCCTCATCCACCACTCCCAAGGCTCCTGCCGCCGCAAAATCCGTCGTTGTCATGGACTGGACATCCGGCACCAGTTCCTCCAGCCCTATATGTCCGGCGGCGAACCGGGCGGCATCGCGGGCGGCAAAGAATACGGTTTCGTCACGGGTGTCTTCTGCCATCTCCATAACGTACTTCTGGAATACCTGCTGTTCGGTCATGTTTCCCCGCAACACCTCGGCCTGCACCAGGCTTAGGCAGTCCGACTTGTGGCACAGTATCGCCACAGCCTGTTTGATTTCCTGTTTCGTTCTCATTGTATCAATCCTTTTTAAGTTTCCTTTCCTCACGGCGCATCCATGCCTCCAGCTGTTTCTTGGTGGCCTGGAGCTCCCAAACCTCATGCTTGTAATGTCCTTGCGCGCCTTGCTGTACTTACGTGCCCAGATGTTCAGCTTCGCCACGTTCATGCGGTATGCCTCCTCGCTGTCGCTGGTAAAACCCTGGTTCAGCTGGGGTATCAGGAACGAAAGGCGGTAAATGTCCCGGAATACATTCCTGGCTTCTGCCATCTGCATGGCCCGTGCCTTGTCGTCCGTCGGGTTCAACCGCTCCAGCAGCTGCCGCGCCTCACGCATCGTCAGTTCCCGGCTGCTTTCCGTACGGCCGGAAGTGAACTCGTAGATGCAGCCGTGGCGAGCCTCGTCATCCATGCCGATGCGGTGGAAGGTGGCGTGCAGAGCTTTAAGCTGCTGGGCGCTGATAGGTTTGTCCTTACTCGTTCTCATCATTTAAAATGGGTTTGTCTCCGAAATAGATTTCCGCCTCTTCCTGCCAGATGTCATAATATCCTTTCGGTCCGATAAAACGGCCATGGGAAAAAGCGCGCTTGCCCTCCACATAGATTTTCAGTGAGGCGTCGTACTGTACTTTCTTTGCACTGCGTCCGTCCGGGTTCTGACCGCTGGCATGGCTGACAAAAATCAGCAGTTTGTTCTTGTGCCTCTCCTTGAACCTGATATATTGGGCGTATGTCATCTGCGTATATTGAAAGCTGTCTATCACCACAAAATCCGGCGACTTCTGACGTTTCAGACGCAGGCTGAGCTCGTCCATCGACTCACAGACCAACAGAAAACGGCGGTTCGCCTCCAGCATGTTGCTGCGTCGTACGGTGTTCTGTATGGTCAGGCTGATACCTTCCTCCAGACTGTCATAGACCACACGGCCATATTTGCAGAGTTCCTTGCAGAGCTTCATTACAAAGGAGGTTTTCCCGCTGCCCGACTTCCCCCAGACTATCCACACGCCACGGCTCTCGGGGGTACCGAAGGCATCATGCCATTCACCCTCGAAAGGCAGCGTGTCGAACTTCATGGAGAGCAGCTCACGCACTCCCTTGGCATTCCGGGCAAAGGTCTTGAAGTCATTCACCGCTTCACTCATTGTTCCGTACCTCCTTTCATCCGTCTGGCCTCCAATATGCGTTTGCAGGCGTGCACGACCCGTTTCACCCGACGGAGGTCGTATTCCCCCTGCTGCGCTTCGCGCAGCACCCGCCTGATTTCAGCCGGTTCGGTCAGCCCGTTTGCCTGGCAGATGGCATACACATCCTGCTCCGTGGCCACACTGACATCGAAGAACTTGCGGCCGATACGGCTGTTTATCTCCTTGTAGCCTTTCTTGTTGTAGCGCAGGCCGTTTTCCACGCGGCGCTTGATGTAGTCGGTGGAAAGGAAGATGATGCCCGCCTTGTTTTCTAGACGGTTGTATATGCTGATGAAATAGGAGAACACACTGTCCGTCAGCTTGTCGCCCTCGTCGAAGATGATAAGCGGGTTCTGGAGAAAGGCTATCATGGAAATGGCATATTCCAAAATGTCACGCAGGTTGGTCCCGTCTACCGG